AGTCTGTTTCGTCGTCGTCCGGCGTCTACAAGCTCGTGCTGGCGGATGCGACCTGGGCGGCGAGCGGCGGCACGATTGGCCCCTTTCAATACGCCGTCATTTATTCCGACACAGCCACCAATAAAGACCTGATCGGCATGACCGATTACGGCCGCGCTTTGACGCTGCAAAATGGGCAATCATTTACCGTTCAATTCGACGCAACAAATGGCGCAATTACGATCTGAGGCGGGTAAGGCATGACACTTTCCATTTCGGCATATTCAGGGTCGGGAACGATCTCGACGACTGAAATTTCTATGACAACGGGATCGAGTGGCCCTGCCGTGAATACGACGGCGGGAATTTATCAGGCGTACATTGATTGCAACGCCATGACGGCGGCTGATGAATTTCAGTTCGCTGTGTATGAGAAAGCAGTCTCTGGCGGCACACAGCGGCAGGTGCTGAACGTACATTTCCGGGGTGTACAGGCCACGCCTATAGCCGTCTCTCCGTCGCTGATGCTCGGCATCGGCTGGGACATGACGCTGCTGAAAATTGCCGGAACGGATCGTTCATTGCCGTACCGCATCGCGCAGGTGGTGTGATGGGATTGCTCTGGCCGCCTGCAACAAATCCGTCGAATGTATTCCTGCCTCAGCCATCCACGCGCCCTGCTGATTGGCCGTCTATGCCCGCACCGGCGGCAAATACTATCCGCATTTTGGCGGCGGTGTGGAATGCAACCGGCACGAATGGAAATTATTGCGCACTGAATGTTTCAGTGTCGTCCGGCACGTACACGGTGGACTGGGGCGATGGAACGGCGCCTCAGACATATACGAGTGGCTCAAAGGCGGATTATCAATATTCCTATGCATCATCCGGCCTCGCGCCGTTGACGGCTGAGGGGTACAAGACTGCGCTTGTCACGATCACGCCGACGACCGGCGGTCAGACGATCACCGCACTCAATCTAAATGTTCTGAATTCATCGTCAAAAAACGGTGTGCCAAATCCGTGGCTTGATTTGCAGATCCATGCAACATCGCTAACATCTTTGGTTGTATCTGGGGGGAGTGGAAAATCTACATTTTTAAATGCATGTAATATATATAGTCTTGGAAGCGTAACTAATCTATCCTATTGCTTCAGCTATTGCTATTCACTTCAGACGGTAACGTTCCCGAGCGGGTCTTTGGCGAGCGTAACTAATCTATCTGGTTGCTTCAACTCTTGCTATTCACTTTCATCAATAGTAAATGCAGCGTTCCCGATAACGTTTGATGTGTCTAATTGCGCGTTAACGAATACAGCAATAGATGCAATTTTCACAGCATTGCCAACGGTGTCCGGTCAGACGGCAACCGTCACTGGCAATCCAGGAGCCGCAACCTGTACACCATCTATTGCTACGGGTAAGGGCTGGACTGTCGTGCAGTGATGAGGGGCCGAGATGTTTTATTTTGACGCAGCATTGGCGGCTGACCGGCAGGAAGAATACATCTCATTGTCCGTCAGCACCATGGTTGTCAGCGTGGTCCTCCACGATGTCACACTATTGCCGCCGATTGTGCTCAGCGTCTCAACTATGGTTTGTACGCCGGTATTTTACGACGTGAAAATGCGTGTGCCCGGCGGACAGCCGTTCATTGGCGGCTCTATAGGCTTTGGCATCGGCCGCCCGATTGCTCATTCACTTACTGAAAAGTGGGGCTAACATGGGGCGCGCCGATTTCCTCAAACGAGGCGATTTCAACCGCATTTGTGACAGATGCGGAAGAAAGGTCAAAGCCTCCCATACCGCCAAACAAACAGACGGCTGGACAGTCTGCATAGATGGCTGCTTCGACAAATGGGACACCCTCAGCCATCCCCAAAACCGCGTCCGCGGCGTCCAGGACCGGCAGAGTGTTCCCAATCCCCGCCCCGAGCCGCCGGACCAGTTCGTTCCGATCTTGACGTGGGATGACGCAACGAAGAGCTACGTCTGATGACCACCCTTTCCGGCACCGCCTCCTTCGCTCTCACCGCCGCCCAGGTCATCACCTACGCCTTGGGCAAGATCGGCGTCCTGCGCGCCAATACCCCGGCAAATGCCAATGAAGCGGCCGGCGCGCTGATCGAACTCGATTGCATGATGAAGGAATGGGGGCTGACCGGCCCCTATCTCTCCACCCGCCGCGAAGCCGCCATCACCCTGGCCGCCAATACGGCGAGCTACGATTTGGCCTCCCTGACCAATCCTTTGCGCGTCATGCACGCCCGTTACCGCAATTCCTCCGGCATCGACCTGCCGATGGAATGGCTCGACCACGACGCCTATTTCAGCCTGCCGCAGAAGACCAGCAGCGGGCCGCCGACCCAGTATTTCTTCGATCCCCAATCCGCGCACCAGACCTTCTATATCTGGCCCGTCCCGCCGTCCGTCACCACGGAAACCATCCAGTACACCTACCAGCGCCGCATCAACGATATCGGCCTGATCACGGACAATATCGACGTGCCCCAGGAATGGCTGTCCACCGTAGGCTACGGCCTCGCCACCCGGCTGTGCGACGACTACGGCATTTCCGATGCGGTCAGCGAGCGCATCCATACCCGCGCCAGCCAGCTCCGCCAGCTCGCCATGGACTTCGACCGCGAGCCGGTGGTGCAGTTCATGCCGGAGGCGCGTTATGGACGCGGGTGATGCGGCTTTTCTTCTCGGCGCGATTGCTCTTTGCCTCTTTGCGCTCGTAGCCGCATGGCTGACGCCGAAAGGGTGACCGCCCATGGTTTCCATCGACTTCGGTCACCTCTCGAACCCCGGCCGTTCCGGCCAGGCGGGCGCTAGCCACCTCATCAATGCCTACACTGAAAAAGTTGAAGACGGCACCGGCAAGTCCCAGGCCGTCGTCTACTGTGCGCCCGGCCTCACCCGCTGGGACAGCGGCAGCTTCGCCGGCGCCTGCCGGGGACTGCTGACCGTTACGGGCAATGGCCTTTTCGCCGTGCTCGGCAATCAATTCGTCCAATATACCACCCCGGACAATTTCACCGTCTGGGGCGCCATCCCCGGCAGCGATCCGGTGCAGATGGCCTACAACATGCACAATCCGCCGCAGATCGGTATTGTAACGACGCAGGGCGGCCAGTATTACGTCTTCGACATCGCCAGCCAAACGCTGACCAATTGGGCCGCACCTAACGACGGCCTGGGCAACAACCCGGCGACATTCAACACCTCGTTCCCCGCGCCGAACTCGATTTGCTTCCTCGACCGGTATTTCCTGTTTGGCGTAGCCAATGGGCAAATCTGGCAGTCGAACCTCGACGATGCCGCCACGGTGCAGCCGGCGGCATTCGGCTATGCCTCCACCCGCCCGGACGGCCTCGTCCGTGTTGTGGCGCATCGCGGCGCCCTCGTCCAGCTTGGCACGCGCGGCCTGGAAATCTGGGAAGACGTGGGCACGGTGCCCTTCGCCTTCTCGCCGATTCGCGCCGCCATAGAAATCGGCTGTTCGGCGGCAATGAGCGTCGGGCAGACCTCCGAGGAACTGCTGTGGGTGGACGACAAGCGCATTGTCCGCCAGATGCAGGGCAGCCAGCCCACGCGCATCAGCAACCACGGCATGGAACGTGCCCTTGAGGAATTGACCGCCGATCAGCTCTCGCGCGTCCGCGGCGCCGTCTACTGGTTCGAGGGACACCAGTTCTACAGCCTCACCAGCGATCTGTGGACCTGGGAATACGACATCACCACCCAGCTTTGGCACGAACGCCGATCGCTGAACAGCGCCCGCTGGATCGCCAATTACAGCGCGCAGACCGCGGACAGTCTCGCCGTGTTCGGCAATGAAAATGATGGCCGGCTGTTCTACATCGACGGCAATTCGTACACCGACACGGACAATTTCTTCATCATGTCGGCTGTAGGCCAGATGGTGCATAAATTCCCCAACCGGCTTCTTTGCGATTGCATCGACGTGGATTGCGTTCGCGGGCAGGGAACGGTGCTGGGTGTGCCGCACACCGATAATCCGCAGCTCATGCTGGACTGGTCCGACGATGGCGGCAAGAGCTGGCAGGGCGGCCTGACGGCCTCCATGGGCACCGTGGGCGATACGCAGCTTTGGGTGCATTTCCACAAGATCGGCATGATCGAGAAGGCCGGGCGCCTGTTCCGGTTTTCGGCATCCAGCCCGGTGTTGCGCGGGATCATGAATGTGGATGCGGCCATACGCCCGATCAGGTGACTTATGGCCGATCTCCCCTACACCAACAATATGCCCCGCATGACCCAATTGGTGGACCCGAAAACGGGCAAAATCTCCAATGACTGGGTAGGCTTTTTTACCAAACTCCCGGCCCGCACCGGCGGGGCTATCGCGGCGGTGTCGAGTACGGATTCTCTGGCCCAAATCGGCCTTAGTGTCAACGCCCTTCTCGCCGAAGCGCGCCAGCAAAATTGGATCAAGGACAGCACCTCCGGCACGGATCAGAATTTTGCCGAAGTCATCAAAGCCGTGACCATGATCCCGGCGGCCGGGGATTTCGTCTACAATACAACGGACATACACTATTACATCTATGATCCAAACCAGCCGCTGTACGGCGGCAGCGGTATAAATGCTTCGCCTACCTATGATTACACCAATTTAACACTAAATACGAATAATGATGGAAGTTATCCGGCCATCAATGCATTGGGATTCGATCCCACTAATTACGATACTGATTTTACGATCTCCATCGCAGAACTTCAAAATGAATTACCTTCCCTGCAGAGGGTT